CTGCCAAAGAATCCATACGTTAGTAACTGGCATGATGCTCTATCTAAACTTCTCCCTGATTACGATATTAATACTCCTAATCGTATTGCTGCTTTTATAGCACAGTGCGCTCACGAGTCTGGAAGTTTTACTGCGCTAGAAGAAAACCTAAACTACAAGCCAGCAACTTTACGTAAATTATTTTCTAAGTATTTTCCGACTGATGAAATCGCCCAAGCCTATTGCGCCAAGCCTAATAAGAAGGAAGCAATTGCGAATCACATTTACTGTGACCGTATGGGCAATGGCCCTGAGTCTAGTGGTGATGGCTGGCGTTTTAGGGGTCGTGGTCTTATTCAATTAACTGGTCGTAATAACTATCAAGCATTTGCTGACAGCCTTGAGATAACAGTTAATGATGCTGCTGAATATTTAACCACGTTCGAAGGGGCAGCTCAGTCTGCTTGCTGGTTCTTCGAGGTGAATAACTTAAATAGGTTCTCAGATCAAGGTGATATAAAAGGATTAACCCGTGCAATTAATGGCGGTTACATAGGGCTTGAGGATAGGATAAAACACTATGAACATGCGCTTCATATTCTTACTTAGTCTTTTGTTGTTCGGGTGCGAGGACAGGTTTAGGTATCCTTGTCAGGACCCTAAGAACTGGGGCACAGATCAGTGCAAACCACCTATATGTACAGCAACTGGTACGTGTCCTGAAGATGTAACTCAGCCAGAGAAGGTGAACAAATGACAATCGAAGAACATCTAAATGCTTGGTTAAAGTTTGCCATTGGTATCTGCTTCTGCATGATTCTATTTATGATGGCTGGGCTGAGTATGTACAGTGTTGTATTTGTGACACAGCCTTTTACTATGGCTCCTGCTGACAAGCAATTTTTTCTGTTGCTTTCAGATATGTCAAAGTACATCCTTGGTGCATTGGCTACGTTGATCGCTGTGAAGGGTAAGGATGCCTTGCCTCAGTTTGTGCCACCACCTTCAAGCATAGAGAAGCAGGCGGCTGAACCTCCTAAGCCTGCACCAGTAGTGACAACAACCACAACTGTTGTGCGTCAAGAGCCAACATTAGAATCAGTATCTTCTGCAGCGCCTGTCATCACTGGCTTTGGCGGCAAGCCTGCACCACCACCAGCAGCACAACCGGAGATCTAACATGCGATTTAATGCCAGTATACTTGTACTATTAGCTGCATTTAGTGCCAATAGCTATGCAGGTGGGGAACTAAAAGAGGTTTGCCATGCTGAAACAAAGAAGGGCAAAGAAGTTCAGGTCTGCAAAAAGATTAAGGTCCACAAAAAGTTAGAAGGCACTAAGGTTCCTACTAAGTGAATCCTTACTTTATTGCTGGTGCTGTCTTAGCTGTGGTCTGTGCGTATGGTACAGGCCACTGGCAAGGTGACTCTGCAGGCCAAGCTAAGGTCCAACAGAAGTGGGACCACGAGAAAGCTAAGCAGATGGCAGAGTATGCCAAAGCACAAGAGCAAGCAAGGCAGCGTGAGCGTGACATGCAAGCTGATGCAGACAAGCTAAGACAGGAGAAGGACCGTGATATTAAGAACCTTAATGCTAGGGCCATTGCTCTTAGTAACAGCCTGCAGCACCGTGCAGACCGCCCCGCCGAAGGCAGTGGAGTGTCCACGACTACCAGTGCTGGACAAACATCCTGTACCGGAAAAGAGTTATTTAGAACTGATGCAGAATTTCTTGCAAGGATCGGTAGAGAAGCAGACGAACTCAGACTCGCCCTCAAACAATGCTACGCCCAGTACGAAGCAGTAGCTAAGTAACTCTCTTAAAGTAATCAGTCGGGATATAAACTACTGGCTCTATATCCTGACTGTCTTTCCTATCCTTCCTGCCACCCACTCCGTACTGCACATCACACGTACCTTGTTCGTGAAAGAATATACCGTCAGTCCATTTGGCGATGATAATAAACTTCCCACCAATTTCTTTAGCCAAGTCTTTTCCGTGCATCCACTTGTGTAATGACAGCATCAGCGTTGGATACTGACGACGAGGATTGTTCCTGCACTTTAATTCTGCAAATGCTTTTGCCTCACCGTTCCTAGTTAGCAGCCAGTCTACGTGATACGCTATTGGCATCTTGTGGAACTGCACATCCCACATTACCTTTAGCGTATCCTTTACTTCATTCTCTTTGGCTAAATCAAACTGCGTCTCATAGATAGGGCGCATTCTTTTCTTTCAATGCTTCCTCTACTGCACGAGCTACCTTGTATGGATGCGGACAATCCTTGATGATGCACTGTATCTCAGTCTCAGTTAGGTTAATCCATTCATCATTCATAGGTTCAAGTGCTGCTACTTCACCACGAAATACTAATGCTTCTTTTAATTTTCCCATTGCTTCCTCCTGTATTTTTCTTTTACGCCACAAACTCATTTAAGATCATCCATGCTGTTGCTGCACACAATGGCACTTGTCCGTTACCAATGGCTTTAAGTCTGTCCACCCTAGCGTCCACCCCATCAGCCACTCTACCCACGTTGGGTTCAGTTTTCCACCAGTTTCTGCACCCACCAATAAAGCCAAACCCGGTGAATCCCTTTTGCTCAATGCTCTCGTCATTGATTCTTTCGTTCCTGTGTCTTTGTAATCCCTCGTTACAGGTGTGGGCCATTTGTGTTGATTGCTCACCTGATCCCTGAGATTCGCAGGTTTTCTGCGTCCAAGTCTGGCTACCGTAGCTTCCCTCAACAATGCTGTTTCCGATTTTGGCGGTAGCTTGTCCATCGTTGTTGGAGTTGCCCATCTTTCCGACGATCCAGATTCGCTCTCGTCTATGGTTTGCACCAATGTCGGCAGCAGATATAACTCCCCACCGACTGTCATACCCCATCTTGGTAAGGTCTGCAAGGACTCGTTCAAGTCCTCTAGTAACGAGCATTGGACTGTTCTCCACGAATGCGTATCTTGGTCGTACCTCGCTAATAATCCGTGCCATTTCTCGCCACATTCCACTTCGCTCTCCGTCAAGTCCATCTCCTTTTCCTGCAACTGAGATGTCTTGGCATGGAAACCCGCCAGATACAACGTCAACAATTCCTCTCCACGGCTTTCCGTCAAAGGTTTGAACGTCATCCCAAATCGGGAAACTCGGGAGAATTTTGTCATTTTGTCTGGCTGCAAGTACGCTTGCTGGATATGGTTCCCATTCGACGGCACAGACTGTTCGCCATCCGAGAAGTTTTCCCCCAAGTATTCCTCCACCAGCGCCTGCGAAAAGAGCCAACTCATTCATATCCTCTTTCTTATTTAAGGTCATCTAGATTAGATAGGTCACGCGCCACTCTGAGTACGGCAAGGATTGCTGTATCCTCACTGTTGACTACTTCAACCTGACCTCTCCAATCTCGATGCCATATAACTTGATCTGGCGTTAGCTTTTGTTTTGATGGTGCGTTAGTTCCGTCCTTAATTTCTAGCAGGATATTAAATAATCCCTTATATCCCACCAGAAGATCGGGACACCCAGCACCCACTGAGTGCAAGTGTTGTACTGAGCATCCCATCTGCCGCAGAACTTTTACTATAGCCTTTTGGTTATCATCTACCTTGGCGGCTCGCATACCACTCCTGTCGTTTAGATATAATTGTGTCTCTAGCTGATACGTAATCATTACATTCAAACTCTGAATGTATGCCTACGAATACAGCTCCGTCTTTCTGCAGGTCTGCAGCCATGCACCGTCCTAAACCGACGGCAACATGGCGCGGATAGTCTCGCAGATTAAAGTGACTGCACTTTAGGCACTTCATCTTTTCTCTTTATAAAACTTTCTGACTTCCTTTCCTTGCAGCTTATGCACACCCATCGTCTTGTTCCTCTGCATTTTTTCCAGTCTCCTAATTCAAGTTTTTGATATTTGTTGCAGGCACTACACCACTTCATATCATCTTTTTTTTCCACAGATTTTTTCCTTAACTTGCTTAACATTTACTTGATACCACCATGCAATACATGCTTTATCTATTGCGCCCTGTGTGGTGATTGCATCGTTATAACCTCGCTGATATTCTTTGTATGCACGCTCATTCAATGTGTACACAAGCAGGTACGTCAGCGCCATGAACAGTAACAGAATAGCTATTGACCTCACAGTAATTCCTTAATCGTTTTGATTGGGATATCAAAGCGCTCATGCACTGCGATAATTAACGCAGGAGTTATCGGTCGCTTGCGACTTCTGAACTTAGAAATAGACGACGGAGTTCTGTGTAGTTCTAATGCTATCTGCAGATCATTTTTGAGATCGAAATTTTCTGTCAGATAATCGAACAACGGATGTGTTGGTCTTTTCTGATTCTTTTCGTTCGGTTGCATACTTGTATTCCCTCATTGTTTTTTCTACGTTAGTCTCTATTGCAAGACTTGGAGTGAATCGTGTTTTGTCATCCTGATATTGTTCAAGGATGTACTTACCTCGTTCACGTAGATATGCTTTGGCTAGTTCAAGTTTGACGTTGTGGTCCATTGTCTACCTCTACTGTATCTGGCGTACCTTCTTCTTCGCGCATCTGTGCCCCTAGATGTTTGAGTCTGGATTGGTATGCCTGCGTTAAAACAATACGTGCCATGTTAGGAATTCTGCCGATGCTTGCCTCGTTTGCTTCGCGCAGTTCGCGCAATGCTGTCATACGTTTACGTGGCGCAGCTTTACCTGCCGTGGCTACCTTATCTGCTAGTTTATTGTATTCCACTAGCCATTCGTCAAGTGACTGTAAGCTGACGGGTTCCTTGTTCGGAATATACAACAGCCAATTGGTTGAATACGTTTGCGCTTGGGGAGCCTTATCTTCAGAAACCTCGACTTCACTTTGCTGTATCTCAACTGGCTCATCCTCTTGGACCATCTCAACCTCTGCTGGACGTTCATAGGTTTCCTCTATCAAAACTGGTGGAGCGATAGCATCTAACGGATTAGCAGGCTTAATATCTTTGACTGGTACTGGCTTGTCTTCAGGATAATCCTGCGCTTCTTCTGTTGTTATCAATCCTTTAAGCACATCTGGGAATGCGTCTCGCAGGGCAAAGCCTCGCGCTCTCATTTGCAGCATGCGCTTAGGGTAAGCAGACCACGGTCCCTGCTTTCCCCATAAGCCTGCACGTTTGGCATCTTCCACAGAAAACTTAGCGGTTACTGGTTTACGCCCTTTCCGATGCGCGATACAGACTGCGACCGGGTTGGGTGTACCTTCACCATCAAAGTATTCCTCAACATCCTCACAGACTGCGCTGGCCTGCACCAAAGCCATTGCAGCGTCTCCGTAAACTGAAGGCTTGCCGTTGATAACCGATATGTTTTGCAGTGCCTGCATGGGTGCTAGACCAATCTCAAAGCCCCATTGCATAGCGACTAGGATATCTGTTGGCTTTCCTTGGTAGTTCTTTGGGACCATCTGGCTGTTGGATAAGCGTTCGCTAAACTCAATTGCCTCTCCCATTGTCTGTGGTGTAAAGCCTTTATGTGTTGTTATGTTGCTCATTTCTTTTCCTTCCTTCTTAGTTTTTTAATTTCAGCTACTAAATGTTTTTGGTATGTGTACATCTTGGCAAGGTGCTTTGATTCTCCGACCATGCCGTGATCCGCTAGCCAGTCCACTACTGCAGGTGTGTCGTCAAAGGCTGTGTGGCGTAGCAAGATATCCATTTCTCTAGTGGTTTTCATTGTTCCCTCGCTTTCTTGATTGAGTCTGCCATTTCTAATTCCCATAATGGAATTCTTGCCATCGCTTCATGTGAAATTAATCTTGATAATTCAAACAAATGATTTTCATTGTTCATATCAGGTCGAGTGGTTTCAGTAGCGTGTTCTGCAATATAACCACGAATAATTTCTATAATTCTTTTTTTTGAAACAAGCGGGATTAATGGTTTCATAGGTCCTTGTTCTCCTTAATAGTCAAACTGGATTGCCTTACTGAATATGCCTCTTTGGCAGGCACTACTCGCTCCTCTGCTGCTTTGTAGCTACGCATGGGCCAAGTCACTGTGTACTTACCTATGTTTGCTTTCGTGGCCTGCATCATGGCCTCCTTGATCTTTGTCTCGCGGTCATTGATGATGGCCTCGCACTGTTTGATATCTTGCTTGGCCTCATAAATATCACGGGCATAATTCTCAAAGTCTCCAGCCAGAGTGACAGTTTCGGGCGTTCCCTCTGACCATGTTCGATCAGCATCTGAGCTATCAATCGGTGGATAGTAGTCAATATGCTTTTCAGCTTGCCAGATGTCAAGCCTTCTTTGGAAGTCTAATGTGGCTGCAGTAATGGCCTTGACGGTTCCTTCGTGTGGTGCGAATAGGAATATTCTCAGCTTGCTGGCTTGGTATAGGACTGCGACTGCACCCCATTTAGCGCCCGTGATATCCATTTGCGCTTGCAATTGAATAGGACCACGGTATAAGGGCAGGCTGTCTTCTGCTGACATGCTTGTGACCTTGGCCTCAATAATGCCCAAACCATCTAGGACAATTGAGTCCTGACCAATTACAAAAATGCCATGTTCTGCGCTACTTTTTATAGTTGCGCCCGTTCCGATAGCAGTGGCATCCAAGCTACAGCATAGCGGTAGCGTCTTGTGGAAAAATGCTTCGGCATAATCTGTCTTAAATTCTG